AAGACCTCCGGTGTCGACTCCTACAAATATTTCGTCATAGCGTTCGACAAGTCGATCCCTAAATGATAAAAAAAAACCAAAGAACTAAAAACTACATCTAATGGGGTATGTTTCATAGCCTCATAATAGACATCTCCTTTGTACTCGTCTATGAGGTACTTATCTCCATCCTCTTTTTTTATAGGTCTGTAAAGAACTGCAAACGCTTTATGCATATTATTCCAATCTCCTAAGTTTGTGTCAAGATCTATATACTCTCCAAAGGTCATATCGTCAAGCTTGGGTATGAATCCGAATGTAGAATCTCCTATTGTAAACTTTGTAATTAAATCCGGTTTTTCTGCTAGTAACTTTTCTATTTGAGAAACTATTCTTTTTACATCTTGTACTCTAAGCTTTAATCCATCCTCGTAATTTACACCACAAAATATCTCAAGAGTTTTTAATTGATAAAAGATCTCCGGATTTGCAGACTCATCCTTCATCTTTTCAAATTGATTTACTATCTCAATGTATTTAGAATATTGAGACAACGATAACTCGTTTAAGCTTGTAGGAATTTTAACTTGTACTTTCATATGATTATATAACGTTGATATTATTTTTTTAACAAAAAAAAGAGGCAGCTTTCGCCACCCCTAAATTAACTAAATCAAAACAAACAAAACTATCTTCTAATAACATTCCTCCAATCGTGGGCATCTTCGACTATTCTTAAACGATCTCCGACAACCTTACCACATAGCGGAATACATTCTGTATAAACAATACTACCCATTTTATACTTCTTACCCTTTAGCACTAGATCTTTATCTAGCACCTTTCGGATACGTCCTTCATAACCGGTTTTTTCTCTGTCCGGTTTCTCTAGTAATTCACTACCTATATACTTTCTATTAAAGTAGTAATCAATATGCCAACCTAAATGTTCAAATCTCGAATCCATATTATTTATTTAAATAGTCTCTTATACTTTCAAGCTCTTCAATAGTATTCTCAGTTTTTTGTCTTTTAGGCAAACCAAAATAGTCACGAGCTAAAGTAGGCTTCCATCCTCTATGCGGTATCATACCGCTTTCATAAAGCTTAAAATCTCTAATACTTACAACTAAGTTATAATATCCACGAGACATAGGCTTACCATTAAAGCTAAAATTTTGATCAAGCTCTTCTACAAATTTACAATCCTCTCTTATACAAAAACCCATTACAATTCTATTTTATCAAGGTTCTCTTTTATATCCTTTAACTTTAAAAGAATAAAGCTAAGATCATCCGAAATATCTTTCCGGTCATAAAAAGTATCAGTCCTATTTTCTACTTTAGGAATAATATAATTTTCTATATCATTTGCAATAGTAGAAACGTTTCCAATTAAAGTTCCAACATCCCAAGCTCTTTTAGATCTTTTTTCTAGAAGCTCGGCTAGTTCATTAGTTTTAGTCATATCAATAGTTTTAAATTACATCTCTTTTAATTTGTCTCTAGAGTAGGTGCGAGAATTTTACACCTTTTATTAATAAGAGGAGAGATTAAGAGTACCCTTTCCAAGACGAATAAATCGAATACAGGTTCAGAGTTATTAACCTCTCTTTATTAATTATACCGCAAGATAGTAAAATATATCTTATAAACAAATTTTTTTAATAACTATTTTTTTATCTGATAGCATATTTGCCGTAATTCGGTCTTGATAGCTTGTTATAGGTTGCGTATCTCAATGCGTCTAAACTATGATTAAAGGCATCGACCGGTGTATTAAGTACATTACCATTCTTGTCTTCTTTCCACTTGTAGTTTCTAAATTCCTTTATTGTGTTTGCACTATTCTTAGTGACAAATAATGTGTATCTCTTTAGCATATCGATCCCGATGTTAATTGAATCTCTTCCTTTAGTTGCCGGTTTAATATTCCATCCGAACTTATAAATCTCATCTATGCTTTTCGGTTCTGCTGAATCTGCAAAGATCTCAGACCTTCGATTAATTCCTAATGACTCTAATTGCTTTGCAATATCTCTATTGGTTAATCCGGTTCGATATATCAACTCCTCGAAATAAAGGCTCATATCCTTTCTGTAGACTCCAATTAATGTTGTTGGATCATTTGTATATCCGAAGTCCATACCGTAGCTTAAAAACTCTGCTTCTAATGGTATAGCATCTACAAGGTTAGATCTAAAGATTAAACTTTTACCAACGCCAACTTGACCTAATCCATATATGTTCCAATATTGTTCATCTGTGTCTTTTAGTCTAAGGATCTCTTTTTTGATCTCCGGATCTAAGAAAGGATTATTTTTATAGGTAGTGATATGAAACTCCGCATCTTCTCTAGTCTTTACCTTTTCATATATCCAATGGAACTCGTCACTAGGGTTGTAGTCTATTATAATGCGATCTTTTGTACGGAATACTAATTGTTGCCAATCTTCCCAATGTAACTCATTAGCCTCATTAATAAATAGTAAATCTCGTTTTCTACCACGTACCTTTTGCGGTTGATCTAAAGATATAAATTCAATAAGGTTTCCATTTAGCCTGTATTCGGCACTTGACTTATTGTGTAACGTCTCATCGTACAATTCGTAGGATCTAAGTATCTCAATAAAATCTCTCATCGCAGAGGTTCTTAAAGATGGATATGTCTTCCTAGCTACTGATATGGTTTTCTTTGTGTTCTTTAAAGCATACCCAAATATAATCCATAGCAATATGTTATAAGTTTTGCCGGATCTAGTACCACCTTGCTCGATGATAATTCGTTTATCAGTTTGCTCTAGGTGTCTAAATACTACATTAGTCTGTAGTTTCTTCATCTATGATTTCTACTCGGAAATGATTATTCGTTCCCATATCAAGCTCTTGTCTTTCTACATATCCCCTATGCTTCGCCTTAGACTTTAAATAAAACATAATAGAAGCTTCTTTTTTATCTGAGATGTTCTCGAATAGCTTAGACTCAACAAAATCGATTGTAGCCTCTATAATCTCCTTAGAAGCTTTATCATAATCTGCATCCTCTTTTTGCCATCTATAATGAGTCTGTCTAGATATCCCGATTTTTCTACAAGCTACTGAAACAATTCCTAAAGAGTTTTCTAGAGCTTCTAGCATACTTGTTTTAATCTTATCGAATGCCGGTTCTTTTTCCTCTTTTTTTATAGTGTCACTTTTGTCACTCATTTTTTATCTTTTATTATTGTAAAATTCTTTTGGTTTGGATAGTAAATCATTATCTCTTGATCGTTTGCACTTCCAAATCTTTTAACTCTTCCTCCATATCTTACCTCTCCTTTTATATCTCTAATAGGAGCATAAATAATACCATCTAAACAATCCCATAATATGATTCCTGTTTTACCGAAAAGATATTTAGAATCAGATTGGTCTTGAAGCTTTGCAACTTTTCTTAAAGCTACCGGTAATGGAAAGGCATCTTCAATATATTTATTTCTGCCTTTAACTTCTACAACTGCAACTTTATTATCATCTTTTAATATTACAAAATCAATATCGTTATGTCCTAGCTTTTTATAAGTTAGATTGTATTTGCTTTTATGTTGAATTAATTTTTCAATTGCTTTTGTTTCTCGATCAATATCTTTTTGTGTCTCAAACCTCATATCCCTTTTTTATAATTAATGCAAATCCTAAGATAAGTAACATAAAACTAAATATGTTTATGTGTGGCTCTCCGCAAACTCCGGTTATGTGTTCTATCATTGTATGTCTTTTTTATCTAATTCAAACTCTTCAAAACAATGTGGACAAGTTACAATTGCTTTATCTGCTCTCTCCTCATCTTTAAACTTATTGTCCATTTGATGTTGTTGTTTCTCAAACTCTTCTTGAGAGGTATTGGTAATGTTATATCCTACCGAATCATCTAGCCAAGAATCTAGGTTTATGTTTTGGAAGTAACCTTGCATATCTATATTGTTACCGATCTCTCTAAGCTCGATCATTAACTCATCGTTATCCCATATGGTAAGCTCGTGAGTTTTATTGTCGGCTATCCGGTACTCTTTAGCTTTCTGCTCACTTAGATCTGCCACTACGCAATCGATCTCTTTATATCCTAATTGCATTAGAGCTTTGTATCTAGCGTGTCCGGTTATTATGACATTTTTTGTGTCAACAACTAGAGGTTGATTAAATCCATACTTTTGTATAGATTGCTTTAGAGCTTCAACCGTACGTTGATTTTTCCTAGCGTTTCTCCAATATGGTTTTATACTAGATAATTTTTTCTTTTGGATTTTCATCTTTGTATTTCTTTTTGATTTGTAATTGCTTTTTATGTTCCCAAGCTTTTTTATAGTCTGTGTCAGCAAATAGTTTACTGAATCCGGTAATGTGTTTCAACCTTATCAACTCTTCGGACTCCATACCAAGCTCCTCTAAAATCTCTGCATCTTGCCATCCGTTATCTAACATCTCAAATACTATGTTACTCATTCCGGATATAGAATGCTTTCCTCTTGCTCTATTGTGTCTAATTGTAGAAGCCATACGATCGTTTATGTCTTTCTCGATAACTACTACCGGAAGCTTACCGTGGTTTCTTTCAAGTATGTCCTTATAACTTTTACAAGTGAAATACCTATGGAATCCATCTATTATAACGTATTTATCATTTTTTTTGTCATAAACTGTTACAATCGGTTGAGTATAACCGTCGTGAGCTATTGATGTGTACAATAACTTCATCTCTGTTTTGGCTACGCTGTTAGGATTATAATCGTTTGCTTGTACTTGATCTATGTCTACCCATCTTACTCTGTTAATAGGTTGATGACCTAAAGGAGAAAATTCATTTAAAAGATCTTGAACTGTTTCTATAAATTCAATTTTATCTTCTGCTTCCTCAAGGTCTTTCAATAATTGTTTTTGAAATTGCATTTGGTATGTATTTATTTTTAATTCTAGTGTATTTTATTTCCTCTCCTCGAGACCATCTTCTAAAGTCCTCCATCTCGGGTGTTTCTGTAAAGTTACGCAATTTATTAAAATCATCGTCATTGGCTAAAACGTTTTGGATCTCTGCTCTTACTAGCTTTTCTTTATGATTCATTTTTGCATATCTCTCATCGTAAAGTTTCCATTTCTTTTGAAACTTCTCTTTCATCTTTCCATCCTTCATTAGATGCTGAGTTAAATAATCTCGATACTCCTCCCAAGATCTAAACATAAATGGTAACTCTTTTACAAAGTAATCATCTTTTGATAGTTTACCGGCTGTATCTATTCCGGACATTCTTTTAGTTAAAGCTGCCCAAGTGTCTCTCTCGATCTCTTGTAAATAAAATAAAGTCTCAATAGCAGTTTCGTGATGCAGATTAGAAACTCTCATAGCTCTAATAGAAACACCGTACATATATTGATAATCGTAAACCTTAGTGTAAGTCCATTTCTTATCGTGTATAGCTTTCCAAATATCGGTATAGCTCCAATCATATATGGGATAAAATGTATATTGACCTTTACTTGGTTTTAGTTTCTTACCCCAAGTAATGTATTTATAAGTTGCATCTTGTGTCATAGCCACGTGCCGTCTAGGACTTTCTTCAGATCTCACTCCTCCTAACAATATTGTATTCTCCGGAAAGTCTACTTCAATTATTTTATTAAACAACTCATAAAATCTAGTTGTTCCATATTTGTTTTCTGTGATAGATTCCGGCTCTCTAGGTCGCATCCATTCCTCTCCATCTCCCCAAGCCATAACCCATTGTTTTATTGAAGACGTTGCATTATATATTCTAAATGGTATTTGATACCATCTTAAATCTATATCCGGATCCGCTTGAACCTCTCGCATATGTTCTATTACCGCACCCCATTCTGCCTCTTGATCTAAAAATAATGCTTTAACCGGTAGCTTACCTTTCTCTCTAGCAACCTCTACAGCTAATCTAAGCGTGACAGTCGAATCTTTTCCACCCGAGTAACCCACTACGACCTCATCAAACTCATCGTATAGGAAACGTATCCTATTCAACGATTCCTCATATACATTATTTTTTTTATAGATCTTCATTTGCTAATCCTTTTTACACTATTTAATATATCATTATTTGAAACATAATTAAATAACTTTTCTTTAGCTCGAGACTTGCCCATTATAACCTTGCTGTCTATACTACAAGCAAAATAATACAATGCCTCTTTACTGTATGAAAATAATTGATGAGGAGAATGAGTGTCTAATAAAATAAGCATATTGTTTTCTAATTTTGTGTCAACCTTATCTACTCCTCTTAAACCAAAATTGTCAACCTTTAAAATATAATGCCAAGTATATCTTGGGTATCTTGGATCTGTATGTAAAGGAGTAGCTTTTTTTACACCTATCCAATGAGGTTCGCTTGTTGACTCTGCTCCTCCCCAAGTTTTTAATTGATGCTTATTACCTTCTAAAACTTTATTGAATTTTATTTCATCAAATACATAATCTACTTTAAAAACGTTTTTTTCATAATACAAAACCGGATTTGTTTTTTGATCGTTTTTTAATTCTATATCCCACTTTACATTCATAACTATTGATTAAATGTTAAACTTTGTCTTTTACTGCTACGTCTTGGATCAATTGCTGATTTTGCAATTCTATGATCTACAAGACTAGGAACGTGAAGCCAATACTTTATTTTATTTTCTTTAAAATAATATCTAGTGACTAAATCATTAGGACTTATATGCTCATCTTGTTCGCAAGAATCCTCAAACTCAAAACTGTAATTATATATTTTTTTAGACATACCTTTAGGAAGATAATAACATTGATGCATTAAAAAATTAGATCCTAATTCATATCGACTTCCTTCAGTAATATCTTTTTTCCGCATACTAAAAAATTGAATAACATCGTTTGGTCTTTCGTTTATAGCTTTATTTATTTTATTTAAAAAATTATCACATAATAAAATATCATCTTCTAATTGTACACAAGAATCATCTCCGGCTAACTTCCAAGCTTGTTGTGCATTCTTATAAGAAGTGTTCTTAAACTTACCGGCATCTGTAAAAGTATCATAGCTTGTTATTAAATTTGGAATCCTTTCTTTTAAATAATTACTGTACTCTTCTCGACCATCACAAGTCATCATTATAAATTTCATATGTTTATTTTTAAATTATTAAGATCTACTTCCTCCCATTAAGCTTGCAATTCTATTTGTCTTTACCTTCAATTCTTTTCTAAGATCCTTTTGCATAACCATCATTAATTTGATTTGATCCTCTAGGTATAGAATCCTATCGTGAGCTGTTACAGGAGTCTTATATCTCTTATAGGTTCGATGTTGTCTTTTAACTAACTCTTCAATAGCACTATATTTAAATCGAAAATCTTTATTTACTTGTGTCCAATCTTTACATCTTCTTACTCCGTGCAAAACACTAGAGTGATCTCTTTTTACAGTTTGACCTATTTGAGCAAGACTTTTTGTGTCACTAGCATACTTCCTACAAAGATCGAAATATATAAATCGATTCTCTGCTACATCTCTTCGTCTTGTTTGACTTCTTACATCAATTCCACTCTCTTCGTTTACAATTTTTAAAATCGTTTCAGCATTCATAAAATTTTTAGTTTTAATAGATTATAGCACTCGATGTATTTTTCTCGTGCTTTACTTTTATATTGTCTTTTAAATAGTTCAAATAATTTTCTCCGATATTGGTATTCAGTTTCGCATCCGGAATAATACTTTTTGCAAAACGCCACTCCTTTACCTAAAAAATAATTTACATTGTCGGCAGTATCTCCGGCTATCATTTGCTCATAAAAATTATATCGAGCTTGATCTTCAGAAATATCATATATACATCTATGCTTATATCCATAGTTGTAAATTAAAGCAGGAAATTGTTGATAGTCTTTATCAATAGAAACAATCATAACGCTATCTCTTCCGGCATCTCTGCTAATTTTATACCAATATGTAGCTACTAGGTCATCAGTCTCGACTCCACTACCATTTATGCTATCATAAGTATCTCTTACATATCTGTGCATTTGACCTAGCATTGGAGGTTTTTTTTGATTTATTCTATTAGCTTTATATTTTTTAGTCAAGTGTTTTCTAAAATTACCGGTACTTCCACTAAAGGTAAGTATATCATCGACTGTAACAAGGTCTTCGATCTGTCCTAATATCTTTAGGTAAATCTGATCAAACTTTGCCTTAGCATCTTCGACATCGTCCCAAAACGGATCTTCATCCGGTTCTCGATTAGATCGATAGCAACTTGCAAATATCATAGAATCTGCATCTACAAGTAATATCATAATTTAACCTTTATCTTATTACCGTTCATATCTTCTTTTATAATAATTGGTACACAAGGTCGATAACACTTAGTGCAAACATCTGCCTCTACAGGAAACAAAATTTCTCCGCAACAATCAGATAAAATCTCCATCTTTTATTTTTATTGTATCTTCTAAGTTTATATCTATATAAACTCCATTTAAAAACACCGGAACCTCTTCGCATAAATGCATATGAACACATCTTTTTTTGGTTTCGTCAATAGTTACCATAACCGGCACAACTATATCTTTCCTCATTAACTCAATCATAAAGACTTTATCTTCATTAGACATTTTATTGTATATATCAATAAGGTCGTTTTTTATAGGCATACTCATAAAGATTTTATTAATTGTAGATCTAATTCTTTAGCTACATAATTAATATG